GTTGTAAATAGAACACACCTCATCATGATTTAACGACTTAACCTTAACTTTAATATAATTATTCTCCATTTTTAGTTTAGTATATTATATAGAAAACTAAAAATACTAATCAATTTTTTTTTTTTTTATAATTATTTATAAACTTTCTTAAATCACACCATTATAATTAACTGGTGCGGCATTATTTGTATTGTCTAACAAAGCTTTGTATGCCTGTTTTTGAGTTTTGGTTTTGTTAGGGGCAGTCATTTTCTTGACCATCTCTTCTTCTAACGTAGTATTTGGGAATTGATTATTCATTGTATATGGAGAGTTAGACCTGGCCTGGCTTGGGTAAGCTTGACTCCAATCCGAACTAGAATAGTAGCTATGGGCATTTTTATTGGTAATTAAACTATAGGCTACAAACAAACCAAATATTGCTAAATAAATATTGGTATACGCAAATAAACAGAGTGCCAATAAGACAATAACAACCTTGGCTACTTTCGAGGAGAGCCAAAGTCCTAAAGTTTTAGGCATAGGTTCTCCTAGGATAAAATATAACGAAAATAAAATTAATAAAATCCATTCTCCAATGTCCATTTTCATTTTAAATTCTTTCAACTTCATTTATATTATATTAATTAGATTATTTTATAAATAAATATAAATATTATTTGACTAAGTATAGTAACTAACATAATGTCAAATTCTTATTTAGGTAACAAAGGATATACCATTTATAAAAATGATATATCTTTAAAAGATCAACAATTTATAAGGGAGGAACTACAAATTAGGCCTCACGTACAAGGTTCTCCTATTCAATCGAATACAACTTTCCCAGCTTACAGAGAATCAAGTTCAAAGTTTTATCTTCCGCGTTATTTTGGAGAAAAACATTTTGGTAAAATTAATAATATAAAAGTTCCGGATGGAGATAAGATAAATTTAATATTTAATGGCACACTTCGGGATTACCAAGACCCGGTAGTTTCCAAATTTTTAAACTATATTTCAAGCAATGATATGGCTTCTGGTTTGTTAGATCTTCCTTGTGCTTGGGGAAAAACCTCTGCGGCATTATATATATTATCCAAACTTCAAAAGAAAACACTAGTTATTGTTCACAAAGAATTTTTATTGAATCAGTGGGTCGAAAGAATAAAACAATTTTTACCCAATGCCCGTATTGGAAAAATTCAAGGTCAAATAATTGACATTGATAATAAAGATATAGTGTTAGGAATGTTGCAATCTCTATCTATGAAAGATTACCCTTCTTCCGTATTTTCCTCATTTGGGTTTACAATTATTGATGAAGTACATCATATATCCAGTGAAACATTTTCATGCGCATTGTTTAAAATAGTAACCAAACATATGCTCGGTTTATCAGCTACAATGAACCGCAAGGATGGAACGACAAAAGTATTTAAATATTTTTTAGGAGAAATAATTCAAAAAGTTGTTAGGAAAGGTGAATATGATGTGGAAGTACGAGGAATTCAATATTCAGTAAAGGATGAAGAATTTAATGAAGTTGAATATGATTTCCGTGGGAATCCTCTTTATAGTAAAATGATTACTAAATTATGTAATTTTAATAATAGAAGTGAATTCATTGTTAGAATAGTGAAAGATTTAATCCAGGAAAATCAAAATTGTCAAATAATGATATTAGCTCATAATAAATCCCTCTTGACCTATCTATTCGATGCAATTCAATACCAGAATATAGGCAGTGTGGGTTATTATGTGGGTGGAATGAAAGAGAAAAATTTAAAAGAATCGGAAAGTAAACAAATAATAATTGCTACATACGCAATGGCGTCAGAAGCTTTGGATATAAAAACGCTAACAACGTTGATTATGGCCACCCCTAAAACTGATATTGAACAATCAGTGGGGCGAATTTTAAGAGAAAAACACTCTAAACCTATAGTTGTAGACATTATTGATTCTCATGACATTTTTCAACGGCAATGGGTGAAAAGGCAAAAATTTTATAAAAGTCAAAACTATAAAATTGTTACTTGTAATAATTTAACCTATAATGGGGTAAATACAGAGTGGCAAGGTAGGGAAACCAAATTAAGTTCAAAAGACGATTTGCCTATTGGAAAATGCTTAATTCCTCTTAAGAAAACAAATTAAATGTAGGTACTCCTGTATTAGTTACTCTATTATAATTATCAACGCAATTAGTGCAGTTTGAAATTTTTGAAAAAGGAACCGGATTTGCTAAAGCTGAATTGTTGGGGGAAAGTTCTCCTCCAGTTGTATAAGTAGGAGAATAGGGTAGATTTTGGCTATATTGATTCCAGAAACCACCTTTATGAAATCGTACCTTTTTATCTCGTTTTCTAGTACGTCTTGATTTAGATTTATTATGTTTTTTTTTCTTTAAAATACTTTTAACTTTTCTTCTTAACATAGTCAACTTTCTTCTTGTACGAGTTCTTCGTTTTTTGGAAGCCATTTTATACTTTCTCGACATTTTTTTTATTTTGGACAACTTTCCTTTTTTTTGACGATTTCCTCCTTTACATGGTATATACGGCATTGCAGCTTGGACGTTGCTTTGAGGTTCAGGCATAACATTAGGATTTACCCATTGCGGTAAAATACGATTAGTAAACGCTGTACCGCTAAAATTGGAGTTATCTATATTTACCACAGAACCATTTATATTACTTAATGGAGCATTAGTCATCCTTATACTATTAGAATAGAAATTCTTTTATTCGATACAAGGAACCCATTTTTTAAATTTTGACTCCCATCTACATTTTATTTTTATAGATTTATTTAAATCTACAAATTTATTTACGTCACAATTTTCAAATTCAAGTTCGTCGTCACTTTCTTCTAATGAATCTAAATTTAAATTCTCCTTTATATTTCTAAATATTCCATTTAAATAGACACTAGTTTTATAATCTGGAATTAGCGCAATACCCTTTTCGAATCCATTTTCAAATAATTTATAAATATCATTATCCGATTCTGCTTTTAATTCAAATATTTTATATAAATCAGTAATTTTACTACGTTTTTCAAAGGTATTTTTTTTAAACTTCTTCTGTTCTTCTATTTTATTTTTTTGAATCTTTTCGTTCCGATTATTAAAATAATGGAACCCCGGTTTTAAATAATTCATTCGAAATATTTTCGGCAATGTTTTATAACGAAATTGAATATGACTTATTTCATACGCAGAAGTGGTAGATTGGTAAATAAATTCTGAAAAGCTATCATTGTAAATCGGTAAGCCAAAAATCATGTAATGATTGCCTAATGCAGTTTGACTCAAATAGGAAGAAAATAAATTGTGCAAATAACTCAATTTTGTTTCAAAATTAAAATGCCCAATATTTTGCCCTTTAAACTTAAATATATCCTCTATACAAAAACATTTGCATGAATTATAAACAAATTCTGTACCATATAATAGAGTACCTAATGATAATTTATCATCAAAGCTAGTTTTTGCAATGTAAATATTTTCAAATGTATTATTGCTATCTATTTTAATTATATAGCATATGTTCTCACCTTGGTTATTTGTAAACCACGCTAATGATTTTGGACCTTTTGGTATAGCTAAGCAATAATCATATGTAGAAACTTTCTTATCAATATTTATTTCATAAGGAAGTTTATTCTTTTGGAGTAAATTTAGTTCGTCACGGGCTATTTCAATCATTATAATAATAACCTATATTATCTTTATATTTTTTCATAAATTTATCTTTTTAGAAGTAATTATTCATTTAGAATAGGAATATTTACTTCACACGACTAATTTGATGGAAGCGGTATATTGGATAAAGATATGTTACTTGTTGAATCCAACTGGGATTGAAGGAATAACTTTAGTTCTTCTTTCATATTATTTGATGTAGCCTCTATTATAGGCAAGTTTGCAATCGATGTTCCATCTTCTTGGGAAATTGACAATGTTTCTCCTATATTTATTGTTTCTTTTATAGGAGTTTCATAAAATATTTGAAAATCTTCCTTATCTTTAGGATTCGTTAGTAGGGAAATAAAATAAAATATAATATTGTGAACTATTAATATAAATATAAAAGATATTATTGCGTATTGTATTATTAAAGCAACCATATTATTATGAATCTATATTTTGTTTGGATTAACGTAACGTAGCTTATTAATAATTGAACTTTCATTTAAAAAACAATTTTCTTCTGATTCATAATATATATCTTTAATTTCCATTATTTTATTAATGTCATGCAAGGATAATGCATTATTAAATTTTTCTAAATTTATAATTCCTCTATACACCAGGTTTATTTTTGAAGTTATATTAAATTTTATTAATACATTTGATTCTAACTGATAATGTAAAGGTAATTGAGAAATAACATTACTTTTAAATACTTCTTCTATCTTTCCTTCTTCACCATCTACAATGTTTTCATAATCTAAGTTATAAACAAAATCATCAATCATTTCGTAATGATTTTGGTATTTATCAATAAAATATGTATTGAAATAGATATAATACATATCTTGGTTAGAAGAAGTAAGGGGAATGAGATTAACAGGTGTAAGCTTATACATGAGAGAATTCTTTAATTATAATTTGTGAAAACTATTTAAATCTATTTTACCTTTAATACTAACAATGAGCAAAAATCAATTTAATATTTTAATTGTGGATAAGATAGGTCAAATCGAGAATAAAAATATACGGGATTTTGATGAAAAAAATTTATATAAAAAATGTGGATTTAAGAATGATAATAATTTTTGTCTTTTACATAAATGGATTCTTCCCATTAATAATATTCAGAGTATTAAATTATTTGGTAAAAATAAAGGAAGAGCAAATTATGAAAATCAATATGAATTTCCTCATCCTATTAAAGATTTACTATTTGGTTCAGCGGCCATTGTTGCGTATGATTCGAATGAGGAAATAATTAGCTTATCCAAAGAGCAATGGGATCAAGCCATTTTATATATAAATCAGGGGTTTGATAACTTAGATGAAATGGAATCTGAAGATGAAGATGAAGAAGATGAGGCTAACAATTATTCCCCTGACAAACTAACCAAACACGGGTATCTAAAGGATGATTTTATAGTTGATTCTGACGAGGACAATGGGGAAGAATATTTAGAGGGAGAAATTATGGAAGAAGAATACCAATATTAAAGATTAATAAAAATGAATTTTAAATAAAATTGATTTTAAGATTACTAATTAAATTTCTTATAAAGTGACAATGAAAGTTAAAATAATTAACGATCCCAATACTTTCAGATTCAATATTAGAAATCAAATAAATAAGAAATTTAATAATGAAAAATATGCTCTTAATTTAGAAATTGGTATCTTAAATTGGGCATTGAAAGAAGCTAATGTTCGCAAAGTTATTAAAAAATGGGATAACCCCTATTTTATAAAAATTTATTTAGACCATTTTAAATCAATTTGGCGAAACATTAATGAAGAATTATTAAAAGAAGTAGATAATGGGCATATACAAGTACATCAAATCGCTTTTATGACTGCCCAAGAATTAAAACCCTATAAATGGGAAAAATTAATAAATGATAAGATGCAACGTGATAAAGCCAAATATGAAGTTACTCTTGAAGCAGCAACCGACACTTTTAAATGTAATAGGTGTAAATCAAATAAATGCACATATTACCAGATGCAAACAAGGTCAGCTGATGAACCAATGACTACTTTCGTTACATGCCTAGATTGTGGGCAACGATGGAAATGTTAAACAATAGGAAAAGAAAACTTACTAGAACTGCAGTAAAAATTCCTGTGCCTTTTACCCAATTTGACTCTTTTTTAATAGGAAAAATAATTGGTATTAAAATACGATCGGGAAAATAGGGAGACACTTTACGTAAAAATAAACCATACGGATTTTTTTCTATTAATTCTTTTAATCTTTCTATTTCTTCTTTAGATCCTGATTTAAATGTATATGGACTGGTTGGACCTTCCATATGCACCCAATCCGTAATAGTTGATACTTCATTTATAACTTTATTCTCATTCTTTAAATCCATAAAACATTCTAAAGCTATTGCAAATATGCTTTCGTTTGCTAATCCTCCTTCACAAATTGTTTTATAAAGGTTATGTTGCAAAACTCTAAAATACAAAACTTTATTTACATGATCACGAGTTAAAATAAACCAAGGTGAATTGGATAGTTGAAAATCCGGCTTTAATAATCTTAAATTAGCTCGAGTATGAATTTGAAGATTCCAATAGGCTTTTTGCCAACTTAGAATAGATTTATCTACATTCTTATTTAAGGATTCCAAAAATTTTTCAATTGGAACAATTGGAATACACGACTCTGTTAATAGACAAAACCACTTATTTTCAGTATTTTTCACCGCGAAATTTAGCAGTGCCAAATATGCAGGAACAACATGGAAATAGGATGTTTTGGTTATAAATTTGGGATGTATACAATGTTTTCTTATCCATTCTGATCTAATTACAGAGTAATCTTTGTAATGAAAATAAACGTTAAATAAATCTTTTTTTTGGTCAATCCATTTCCTCCATAAATGTTCTTTATTAACTATATGTTTATTACTAATAATGAAACATAATGCTACTTTCATTAATTATTTAAACATTCTTAAAAATCTTTAAATAATTACTAATGTTTAATTTACTTTTTCCTTCTAGTCATCCTTTTCTTCCTATGTCTTGTTTTACGTTTTTTGTATATTCCACGTTTCCTTTGGGTTCTTTTATGTTTTCTTTTTCCTTTAAAGGATTTTTTTTTAATACCCCCTTTAATTGTAGGTGGTTGAGGCGGTGGAGGTACTCCAGGTCTTAAAGCATGCTTTCTTCCATCTTGCCCTATAAAATAATTTTCAGGAAAAGGCTCCGTAGGAGGAGCTGGAATTTTAGGAATGGGAGGCATGAGTATTGGCAATCCCCTCTCGTCATTTCTTATCCACCATCCCTGCTGTAAATATGGACTTATTATTTTCATTTGTCCACTCTGTTCATTATCACTTTGACTTAAATTAGATCCCGGATATATATTTTCTAATTGCTTGGGAACCAAAGTAGCATCTAATTGCCTAGCTTTCAATCTTGCGACCCCTCTAAAATAGGGTAAACATGTCCATAACACTAAAATTACGCTAGCTATACCTAGAAATGGTCCTCCTGTCCATAATAAACTATTAATAATAGGTCCAAATCCACTATCGATTATCTTTGATGTAACTTCACCCAAATCAACCGCAATATTCCCTGTCATATTCAAAATGGCCATTGCACCCATTTCTGTAGCATTTTTAATATTTCCACCTGCTGTTTCGGTCACATTAAAAAAACCTTTCATTATTCCATTTAAATATTGATTTGTAATATCCCTTTGATCTTTGCGAATACCTTCACTTACTTCAAAATCTTTATTTTCTAAATCTTGTTCATGTCTTTCCTTTCTTAGGAATCGTATCATTTCTTCCTTTTGATGATCCATTAATATCTGCATTTTTTCATTTGTAATTGGTAAAACCTCCAAGGCTTTATTTAAGGATTTTTGAATATCCGTTAAGGCAGTTTCTAATGAATCGGTAAATTCACCAATGCTTTGGGAATCATTTTTATCTTCAACTGCATTTTTCAATCTATGATTTAAGCTTGGTATGATATCTCTATGTAATATTTCGGATTTTTGAAAGAGACTATCCACCTGATTATATAAAGGATCACTTGTTCCTAATCGTTCAAGTTCTGATTTCCCAAATATTCTAACATTAGAAGCCAAAATGTTTAAATATTGAAGTGGCTTGGCATTATCAGTTACAGATATTACTCCATCTTCAAAATTGAAAATTATTGGCTCAATTCGATCACATATTGCCTGGAAAACTACCTCAACGTTGTTTTGTAATTGTTGATCTTGGATGTCTTTTCGAATTAGATCCAATGAATTTTGAATAGTCATATTTAAAATTATATTGGATTCAACACCCATTTGTTTCTCCACTTCTTGACTTACTCTCTCTTGTAATTCAGTTTGAAATTCATTATATTCTTCTACACTGGTTTCAGTTTTAGTTTGCTGATCAGAAGAAGGATAAACATAGGAAGCTGCCCATTTATAGGTTGGTGGCATTGAAGGTTCTGGGGTAGCTTCGTCATATTGCATTGTCTTTTTCACCAAAGCAGTAGTTTCTTCTTCAATTTCCATTTTTTTGGTCTTTAATTGTTCCTCTTGTTCCTCTTCTTGATCACTCATTTTTTTATTAAAAACTTTATAATACACTTTGGGTAATTCATCTGTTGATAATTTAGCAAACGATTCTCTACAGACAGCTTTCAAACTAGCCGTAACATTTCTAGACAATTTATTTATACCTTTAATTTTTTCATCAATTACTCCATTGAGAGAATTGGGATCACGAGCAATTATTGAAAATCCAACTGCAGTTACCAAACCTGTTAATATTGAAGGATCAATAAAATAATCTTTATTTTTTTTTATTATTTTGTCTGATATATTGGGACTTACCAATAAAGTAGATTCTTTATAGGGTTTATTACTAAATGGAGGTTTAAAAAGATTAAGTACTTTTTCAATGTCTTCGTCATTTTCTATATTAATATCGTCTAAATTTAAATCACTAAATATTTGAATACTCTTTCCATATTCTCCTACCTGTTTTATAGAAGTATGCATATTTACTTTTAAATTTCCACTTGGTATTAATCCATTAATATCACTATTTATACCAACAACGCATTGGAAAAGAATTAAAGACATGAAAGCTATCAATACTGATTTAAGATTGGTTGGACCTCCTCCCTCTTGATTTTGTTTTTCAGTAGAATTTTCATAAATTTTGTATAATCCTTCATAAAAATTATTTGTGGAATCTACGACTAAATAGGAATATATATACATTGTTAGCTGTTCAGCACATAATTGTTTCAAATTACTAACATTATTTAACAACAATATTTGCATTGTTAATTCTGTATCCATATTGAAAATGGTATTTGATCCTTTTTTAAATAATTCTCTTTTTCCATCAATTGCACGTACTTCTTTTTCAAAGTTATCCAATTTCACATACCATTCAATATATGAAGCAACAATATAATCAAAATTAGAATATGCATTAGATATTAATATTGAAGTTTTATTCATAATTTTATATAAATTGATAATATTAAATTATAAAATATTGTACATTTATCTTGAATAATTATATAAATAATTTTATGTTCCCTATAATATTTTTAGGTCAAGGCGGAAACAGAACTAGGCTAGTAATTGATATAATTAAATCAATGAATATGCCACAGACTGAATATTATTTGTTAAAATCATCTCCGGATTCCAATGATAGTTTAGGATTAAGAGAAGTGAAAATACATGAATTTCCAAATGTAATTAGTATAATAAAATCACACAATAATTTTAATTATAGGATAAAAAATAATGTCATTGACCAAAAAAATCTAGAATTAGTTAAAAAATTTAAGGAAAATTTAGAAGACGAAATAAAAGAAGTAAATCCAAAAGCTATATATTTTAAAGAACCCAGAATTAGGTATCTACTACCATATTTTAAAAAGATATTTCCTTCTATGAAAATTGTTTACATTGATAGAGTCAACAGAACGTCAATTAAGCACTATGAAAGCCGTGCAAAATTATTTAATGCCTATTTTAATAATCAAAAAAAAACACTTACAGAAAAGGATAAAGTTAAATTATCAAATCATATCAAAAAAGACAATATTCAGTTTTTTAAGCAAAATAAAATTAATTATTGTATAATTAATACCGATAATTTAATTAAACGCGACTCATATAAGTTTGAAATAAACAAGTTAAAATTATTTATGGACATTGATAAAAAAGAAGAAGAATATATAGAAGAAATAAATAAAATTATTAGATTTAAGGATTAATAAATTAATTTACAGATTATTTAGGAAAAGATAAATTCTTAGTGATGGAGCAGATAAAGAGAATGTAAACTTTTAATAAAGAAATAATTAATTAAATTAATTATTATTTATAAAATTGATTAATTATTTATCTTAGTGTAAATCATTAATTAAATAATATGGAACATATTATTATTGCCAATATCGATACAAATACCTATAATACTAAAAATAAAAATAATAATACTTCGAAAGAGGTTGATAATTCTGGGCCGGACATTGGGCCTGATATGTGTTTTAGTTATTTACACCATTGGACATTTAAAACGCCGACCTCTTTGTTTTTCTTTTTTTATTAGATATTCTTTTTTTATTTATTTTTCTTTTGGAAATTTTATGTCTGCGAGTTTTTTTTCTCTTGTTTAATTTTCTTCTTTTGTTATTTTTACGTGTGCGGCTTGTTTTTCGTTTTCCTCCATTTATTCGGTCTGTTTCATATCCATCTTCATCTGAAACAACATTAAGATTAGGAAAAACAAACACCTCGTCATCAGTTTCTTCACCATCAGTGTGACCTTCTTCGTCAGAAACAATATTTGGGTGTTGAATTTGATTATTTGGTACATTTATAATATTTCCATTACAACCATAATTATTGATTAACTCTCTACAAATAGGACATTTTTGTAATCTACGTGGATTTGAATTTATTATTTGATGAATATCTTGTAAACATACATAATGATTACAATTTAAACGCATCAAGGGTTTATTTTCTAAACATACAGGGCATTCACAAGGTTGATTACAACATTCAGGTCTATTAAATATACCACCTTTCATATATAATATAAAATATAATATATAAAACGACGTTTTAATAATCCAATTATCTAAATTGTTAACTTAATTTTTATATAGTTAAAATAATATTGTATAATTTATTTAACTAAATTGGGCGTTTTAATGTCCAAAGGTGTAAAAATCAAAGGAAATTATATCTTGTTAAATAACTTTTTCACTGATCATGGTTCCGACTGGTGCGAACAAAATCTATGTTTCGAAACACTAATGCCTCTTCAATATCCAAATGATCATTTTTACAATGGAAAAAAATAAACTTAATATTCCTGGAACACCATCACACCTTCCGGATTATTATCTTTGCTATGCCGGTTTGCTTAAAGACACTGCAATTTAAACATATGTGACCTATGAACGCGCCCATGATTGTGGAGGACAGGTTTTTATAAATGATTCAGATATTCTAGTTCAATGTTAGAATATATCTTCTGGACGTATTGGATTCCTCCTATTCGATGGCTTAAGCACATTGGAACTCTTTGGCAAGAATTAAAGTTTGATATGGTATACATAATTGAATCAAGTAATCATAAGAAAAGAAATAATTTAAATAATCCCTTCCAAGGAGGAAAAATTATAATTGAAAATGGAATAGTTATTGAAGAATCAATGGATGTTTAGTCCTCTTTTTCAATAAGAACCTCTTTAGATAACAATTTTACTATATCATCATCTTCTTTATCTCCATTACATAATATGTTAGATAAATAATCATTAAATTTATTATTAATAGTATTATCTTCTATACATTTTTGATTGTTATTCTGTAAATCAATTAGTAATTCCAAATTTTTATTGGTAATTTTTCGTATAGCATTCTTAACATTTGGTTTTCCATCTAATTCTCGCTTCCATCTATCCTCATCTCTTATATAAATGGTTTGTCTTTTTTTATCGGTGCAGTGAATAGGACGTTGTGTAATTTCCATTTCATTTAAATTATTGGCTATTAAATTCGACATGCCATTTACATATCCCAATTTTGACATTTTTTCTAAATCGTTTAATTTAAGTGTCAATGAATTGACAAAGTCTGTTAGATTCATAGCATTCTTACAATTTTCATTCAAAAATATATTTAAATTAAATTTGTTCTTAGTGTTATTAATAATATTGTTGGTTCCATTTTTGATAACTTCCATCATTTTTTCTTGTGATTCTAACATTATTGATTTTAGCTCAGCATTTTCCTTAAGTATTTCATTATTTTGTGCCATCA